AATAAGGTTTTCCCTGTTCTTAGAAATAATATGGGTTACAGTGGTGAATTTAAACCGTTAACTTTTGGAGAAAGTATTTTAGTAGTAATACTATTTAATAATCTTTTTTAAGGTAATTAGATACTGATGCTTATCCATCATTAAATAGTTTAAAAAATTGTAGTTGTTCAAGTGGTTCAGGGTTGGGTGCCCTTGCTGAACACTTAGGTATCACAAAAATAGAAACTGCTGGCAATTCTACTGGAAGTCCCCAATATGTTACATTAACCGATTTAAATTCAGACACTCAATGGGTTGGTTCAAATTTATTTAATGAGAAATGGGATGATATAAAGGAAGCAGAGTGTCATGTATCTTGGGGAAAATTTATTGATATACCTGAAAAATATAGTTATTTTGGATGGCCTGTTTTTGAAGGTGTTTATGGAAGTTCTTTCGCTAAAAATTGTTCTGAAACACACCCATACCCTATTTATAAAAATGGTGCTAAATATAGTTTATATCAAGACATGGTTAGCAAACTAAAAGAGGTATGTTTAGAAAATAAAGAACTTCCAAATGGATCAGCCACAGGTTATCCTTGTCCAGATAATCAAGATTTTCAAAACAATATTAACAATGTCGAACATTTTAATAATATGATAAAAACTAAAGACATGACACTTAATTTTTACCCAGAAACAAATCCTGTTAATGGTTTAGGGAGATTATTAAGACCAGAAGCTATATCAACACAATTACCAACATCTGGAGGTGATACAGTTTATAAAACAAAAATATACAATGCAACAGTGGGTCAAGGGTCAACGGATGCTATTGCTGTATATTCGTTTTCTCTAAGACCGGAAGAACATCAACCATCTGGAACTTGTAATTTTTCAAGAATAGATAATGCAAGATTAGTAATTGAAGGATCTCCTAATATACAAGTTGGAGGTAAAATTGATTGTTGTTGTGATCAATATGATGTATATGCTATTAATTATAATGTATTAAGGATTATGAGTGGTATGGGGGGATTAGCGTATAGCAATTAAACTCGTAATATAATATGAATTATAATATAATATATATTAGTTATATGCCAAGTGGAGGAGGGGGGACTATGCAATTAGTAGCAAGCGGAGCTCAAGATTTATTTTTAACAGGTAACCCTCAGGTAACATATTTTAAAACAGTTTTTAGAAGACATACTAATTTTTCTACAGAATCCATTAAACAAATATGGAATGGTAATTCACTAACATCGGATATAGAATTTAAAAGCACTATATCTAAATCAGGGGACTTATTGCAAACATTATATCTAGAACAAACTTTATCAGTAATGCAAAATGTATCTCACATAGCAGATGTATTTAATGGATTATCAGAGATAGCAGTATCTGGTTCTATATCTAATACTTGTTTTAGTAATATTAAAAATAATGGAGGTGTATTTATTTATAATCCAACCCATACTGCTATAGATTATGTTGAATTTGATATTAAAGGACAATGTATTGATAAGCAATCTGGAAAATGGATGGAAGTTTATGCTCAATTAAATGAACCAAATAGTGCAGGAATGTTAGGATGTGTTGGACCAAATAATGGAACTAGATTTCAGAATATGGCTAGGGGTGGCGGTGTAGTAGTAAATGGAATCGGGAATTTAGTAGATAAATATAGTGGTGGTCATTCAGAAACAATAAAAAATGCTTTAATAAGTATAGCAAATAATTCTGGCATTATTAATTGTCCAATTAAAACAAAATTCGATGCTTATGTTCCATTAAGATTTTGGTTTTGTAAAGATATTGGCAGTGTTATTCCATTAGTATGTTTAGATAATAGTGAAGTCAGTGTTAAGATGAGATTTAAAAAAGAAGCATTAAATAATAATAATTTAGATAATTATGGTTCATACATAAGTGTTGAAAAGAATGATTTATATGCTGGATATATATTCTTAGATAGTGATGAAAAGAGACGTTTCTATAATTCAACTCATGAATATTTAATAGAACAAGTACAAGAAACTGTTATAAATAATGAAAGAAGAAATCTAGACTTAAATTTTAGTAATAATGTTAAAGAGATAATATGGACAGCAGGTCAACATAATAGAACTGGTTTATTTGGTTTATTACCAGGTGGTTCAACAGATTATCAAACAAATGATTATTATAGAATAGGTGGTAAATCTGATTCAGTAAATTACAAAATAAGTATGAATGGAATAGATCGCATGAGTGCAAGACCATTGGAGTATTATACAAAACAACAAGTATATGATTACCATAAGGGGACACCGGTTGGTAGTGGTAAATCGTATGTTCTTTTAAAAGATGGAGATTGTAAAGGATATGGTTTAAAATATGCTATATCTTCAAGTAATTCAGATACTGAAGTAAGTGTAAGTGGGATATATTATTTACCTGGAAAATCACCATGGGATGCAATATTAAATCAAATAGGACCAGGTCAAGCATCAAATAATACAATAGCAGTATATTCATTTGCTATTAAGCCAGACGAACATCAACCAAGTGGGACTACAAATTTTTCAAGGTTAGATAATATATGTTTACATATTGAAAATGCTCCATTAGATGTAGGCGATTGTTGTATAGAATATGATATATATGGTGTAAGTTATAATATATTAAGAATTATGTCTGGATTTTCTTCATTGGGGTTCGAGTTATAATCCGCGTATTAATTTATTTAAAATTTTTTTCTAAGTATAAGTATAAAATAATGGGAGGAGGATTAATGCAGCTCGTAGCTTATGGCGCTCAAGACATTTACCTAACAGGTAACCCTCAAATTACTTTCTTCAAAGTTGTCTACCGCAGACACACTAACTTCTCGATGGAATCGATCGAGCAGACTTGGAACGGCAATGCTCTATGCGGCCGCGCCACGGCGACTATTTCAAGAAACGGTGATTTAGTCCATAAATTATATCTACAGCAAACTGCTATGGTACAGACTACCTGCAAGGCGTTAGCAAATACTCTAGGTGGTGGTGATTGCTGTGCCGATGGCATTGAAAATGGAGGCGTTGTTGTATACAACCCGGCCCACACTGGTATTGACATGATTGAAGTTGAAATTGGTGGTCAGTGCATTGACAGACAATCTGGAAAATGGATGGAAGTTTGGTCTCAGTTAACTGAGCCGAATGATGCTGGTGTTCTAGGTGTTGTTGGCCCTAACTCCGGAACTAGATTCCAGAATATGGCTAGAGGTGGTGGCTGTGTCGTCACTTCTCTCGGTGGATGGGTTGACAAAGTTGGATCTGGACAAGCAAAGGCTGTTGTTGATGCGCTAGGCGGGGTCGGCGGCACGGCTTACCCAGGACAAGCTCCAAACGGAGGAAACGCTGGTGAATCAGTTATCAGAACTAAATTCGATGCCTACGTACCTCTTCAGTTCTGGTTCTGCAGAAACCCTGGTCTAGCTCTACCATTAATTGCTCTACAGTATCACGAAGTCAGAGTTATTATGTCGATGAAACAGCAGGCCACTAGTGCCCAGGCTCTATGCGAAGGAAACAACATCGTATATGATTGCAACAGACTATATGCTGACTACATCTACTTAGACACTGATGAAAGACGCCGCTTCGCGCAGGTAAGCCACGAATACCTCATTGAACAGGTTCAGCACCAGAACTTCAGAAACACCGGTGGCTCTCTTGACCTCAACTTCAACCACCCCGTTAAGGAACTTATCTGGACTGGTGGCCAGAATGACAGAACTGGTCTATTCGGTATCCTACCGGGTGGCACAGCTGACTATGAATCACACGATTACTACAGAGCTAATGGAAGACCTGGCTCTGGTGTAACCTACCAGCTTAAATTAAATGGTCACGACCGTATGTCTCTAAGACCATTAGAATACTTCACCAAACAGCAGGTATACGATTACCACACCGGTACCCCTGTCGGCTCGGGTGACTCGTATGTCCTCAATACATCATGTGGATTATCCTATGCTTTCGGTAGTGCTTCCGGCACTCGCACATCGACCTGCCCAGATTGGCTACTCTCGGAACCTATTAAAGCGGGATCCCATTGCACGGATATATCCGAGGCTGATGGATGGCTCGCCGAGAACAGCGCTGTATGGGCTGTTTCCCAGCAGACTGGTCCAGGTCAAGCTTCCAACGATGCCATTGCTGTTTACTCGTTTGCCCTCAAACCTGAAGAACACCAGCCATCTGGAACTTGCAATTTCTCGAGAATTGACAATGCTCAGCTCGTCATCAATGGCGCGCCTAATGTCCAAGTTGGTAGCAAGAACTGCTGCTGCTGCGACCAGTATGATGTCTATGCTATTAACTACAATGTCCTCCGTATCATGAGTGGTATGGGTGGTCTTGCCTACAGCAACTAAGTAATTTAACTAGAGTATTAATTACTAAGTAATTTAAATTTTTAACATAATATTTTTTAATATTATAATATTTATAATAGTATTATAATGGGTGGAGGATTAATGCAATTGGTTGCTTATGGTGCACAAGATATATATTTAACAGGTAATCCACAAATAACATATTTTAAGACAGTTTATAGAAGACATACCAATTTTTCAATGGAGTCTATTGAACAAGTTTGGTGTGGCGACGCATTATGTGGTAGAGCAACATCTACTATAAGTAGAAATGGTGATTTAGTCTATAAATTATATTTACAACAAACTATTAATGTTATAAATACAAAGGAAAGTAAGAATAATGTTTCTGAACAAATTATAAAGAATGGTGGCGCTTTTGTATATAATCCAACACATACAGGTATAGAACTTGTTGAAGTTGAAATAGGGGGACAAATGATTGATAGACAATCTGGAAAATGGATGGAAGTATATTCTCAATTAACAGAACCAAATAGTGGTGGTAATTTAGGAATAGTTGGACCTAATACGGGTACTAAATTCCAAAACATGTCTAGAGGTGGTGGTGTGATTGTAACAAGTTTTGGAAGTGTAGTTGATAAAGTTGGTTCTGGACAATCAAATGCTATTGTTATATCACTTGATGATATTAATGAAGATACTAATACTAAATTTGATGCTTATGTTCCATTACGATTTTGGTTCTGTATAAATCCTGGGTTAGCTTTGCCTTTAATAGCTTTACAATATCATGAAGTTAAGGTTAACATAGTATTAAAGAAAGATGCTACCGATAATAATGCTTTATGTTTAGGAAATAAATTAGAATATGAATGCAATAGATTATTTGCCGATTACATATATTTAGACACAGATGAAAGGAGAAGGTTTGCTCAAGTAAGTCATGAATATTTAATTGAACAAATTCAACATCAAAAATTTTTAAATACTGGTGGTGATTTAAATTTAAATTTTAATCATCCAGTTAAAGAAATTATATGGACTGGTGGTCAAAATGATAGAACAGGGTTATTTGGTAGATTACCAGGTGGAACAGCAAATTATAAGACAGATGATTATTATTTAGATAAATTACAAAACAATAATATTACATATCAATTAATATTAAATGGTCAAGAAAGGATGAGTGCCAGACCATTGGAATATTATACTAAACAACAAGTATATGATTATCATACAGGAACACCAGTTGGATCAGGAGATTCTTATACAATTGAAGATATT